GCTCGTAGTACTTTAGCTCCATATACATGGAGTCCTCGTACTATATCGCCAAAGCTGTCAGGATCACGTAAAACTTCAGTACTTGTAATAGTCTGAGCAGTTGCACAAGCTGACATGTGACCAGCAATACATTTACCTGCGGCATTAGATGTCGAGGCAATATTGTTAGTCTTATACATGTCGAACCCACGTAACTTTCCAGATGATACTAAGCCGTTCCTGATGGAACCTTGCCCTGCATTGTAATCAACAGACAAGAGTTTAGAGGAACTTTGAACAAGTTGCTCATAGAACTCAGGATTTGCGAGGAACCAACGCCCCTCGTCTGGTACATTCTGCTCATCCAATAAACGTGACATATGAGAAAGCACATCTATTGGATCATGCTCACCAGCAGCAAATCCAATGTCTAGATTACCAGTACCGTCAAAAGTACCAGCAGCGAGGTCGGTAGCACTATCAGAACCTAAAATGTGATTAGGACTAGACGCAGAAACTCCTGCGAATAGAACTGCAATCACACCTTCATCAAACGCATCTTTTAGAGCATATGCTGCTGAAGAAGACGCAACTGATCGCCAGTTTACATGAGACATATTAGCTTCAATGTCATCAACTTTAAACTTAAAGGCGTTAGCTGTATCGACAACAAGAGTAATCTCTTGGTCTGTCAGCTTCATTTGCGTTACATCTGCACCACGCTCGTATTGATATACGGTGATTTCAGGTTCTTTGATAATCTTTACAGAGTCTCCAAAACTCCTAATTTCACCTGCGTAATCTGTATTAGTAATTGCTTCTGCAACAGATGACTTTCTAAAGTAATTTAGAACTGTCTTGGAATAGACAGCAGGTAGAAAGAAAGAATTATTTTGACCGCTGACCGAGTTAGCAAAGTTAGCATCAGTATCCGTACTTGGCTCAAAATATTGGTCAGATTGGTTATAAGCCATTATTATATCTCCTTAAATAACTATTTTACTATCCTGCCTTCTGACAAGGCTTCTTGAATATCGTCTTGATATTTGTCGAAATCGTCAATAGACATTCTAGCAATTTCCCGTTCTGTCCAAACTTTTGGAGCTTGTGAATCTACAGCCGTTGTTTTGGTAGACACCATATCGGCAGCAGACCCTTTACTCTTAGGTTTGGACTGCTTTTGTGGTGACCGAATTATACCCTTTTCTAATTTGTAAAGGTCTATAGCTCGACTTGCTAAATCAGCACTACTATTATTTGCATAAACCCATCTTTGTATATCTTCAGGTTGTTCTTTTGCCCATCCATGAAAATCATCACTACCCCTTATATCTTCAAAATCAGGGTGGTTAGTCTTTAGTATCGACTCTGCTTCTCGTTTTAAGAGATCAGCTTCACGTTCTTGGATAGCTGATAATTGTTGTCGAACTCCTTCAACTTGACTTTCACTATGTAAATGTGCAACAGATTCAACTGTTTCATACAAGTCTGGATTTTGCTTTTTAAACTCCTGTAGTTCTTCTAGAGATTTTGGAGCTTTATATGCAGGTGCTTTAGATGCAGCATCTGCTAAAAGTTCTTGTTCTCTATTTTTGAATTCCGAAAGTCTATTATCGTAATGTTTCTTTAGATCGTCATACCTTTTCTTATAATTTACCCTCTTTGATTTTTCAGGGGGCGTTTCAGAATCTTCTGAAGGCGTAGCCTGTTTTTCATTGGGTTCAAAAAATAATCCATCTGCATTATCCGATACTTTACCATCCGGTACATGCCAAGATTTTTTTGCGTTATAAGGGTTAGGTTCTTTCTCCTCTACGGGTTGTCTTTCAGCCATTATACTTCCTCCACGGGGCTTGGTAGTTTAAAAGGTAGCCATAATAATGAATTATTTGTACAGATAATTCAGTATGGGGCTTTTACTTTCAAGGTAGCCGCTATCGTTGTCTAACATTAAGACTAGGCATTTGATTAGAAGCAACCATAGACTTTCTGATTTCTTCGTCTTCTATACCACTGTCTCCTTTCATTAAACCACCGTCAAAGGCACGTTCAGCTTCATCCATCATAGTTTGAAGGTTGTCTGCACCTATTTGATCAGTGGCTTTTTTGGTGACTACAAACTCACCGTCAGATAATCTGGCGGGTATTGAGTCTGAGACACCATCTCCGGGGCCGTTTACTTCTCCGGCACCAGAAAACTCAGAAGCAGTATCTACAACTTTGTCAAAAATCATACTAAGTTGTGGGTCTGCCTCTAAAGCATTCATTAAATATGTTTGTTCTTCTGGGTCTAAAGCCTCATTCATTACGAAATCTACATAATCATCTTCCATTTCTTGATCAGGAAGTTGTGAAGCTTCTACTTCTGCCATTTCTTCTGGCGGTATATTCGGGTATGTGTCTACTGGAGCTTCTGAAGATACTACATCTTCCATTTCAGGAGGAACCATCATAGAGCCTCCTGCTTGTCTTGGTTCTCTGCCTTTAGTCTCATCCTCGCTTTCTCGTCTTTCACTCATTATTTGATGGGCTTCTGCTCTTACATGCTCTAAATTTTCAACGGTCTTTTTAAAATTCGTTTCAATAAGCGCACTTTCTTTTTTCTTTTGAGCAGCATTTAAATCTCTTTTAGATAATAGTGCTTTTGCCATTTCTTTTTCTCTAAAAAATCTTATATAAGTATCTACATCAGACATAGGAGACGCTACTTCTTTTGCTTCTAATAAACTTTTAGCCATCTATATTTTCCTCTTCTTTAGTTTTTAGCGCCCCTCTCTTGTAAGCATAAGGAGTTTCTTCTTGTAACCACGCATCATATTTAACAAACTTTCGTTTTGAATAGCTCCAAAACTTTCCCTCATACTTCGGTGTTTCTTCTTTTAGCTTCTTTAACTTCATCCTTCAATCGCTCTAACATTTCCAGAGAATTGATCTTCCCCTGGCATCGGTACATTTCCTGTTCCGATGTTGCCCCCACCAGTACCCGTAGTTCCAAGTTCTTGAGGTTGTTGAGGTGTTCCTTGAGGGGTTCCCAATACTCCGGGTTGTTGGTTAGGATTGATAGGCGTTTCGCCAGTTGTTTGTCCAGCATTATTTTGCATCCCTATAATTTGGGCCATGATAGCCGCTTCTTCTGGATCGTTAAGTATTTCATCAGGATCAAGATCAAGCGAGTATGCAAGCTCTCCAATGAGTTTATTAATTTTAACAAACGGAGCAATAGCAGGATTCTGAATACTCTGAAGGAAAGTAGTAAGCCTTTGACTTCTGACTTCCTTCTGCATAAGACTAGCTGTACCAGTAGCCTTGACTTCTAAATCACCTTCTACTCCTAGTTTGCTTTCCAAGAATTGCATATTCCATTGAAAATATGCTTCTCCTAAAGGCTTTAAAAGAAAGTCATCAAGATTTTTAATAACTGTCTTTATGTTTAATGATGCTGCTCCAAGTAGCATAGACATACCAGAAGCGGTACGTGTCATGCTTTGAACACCAGTTTGACCATGCGAATAGCTTGGAATACCTGTTTGTTCGTCAGCAAGCTGCCTGAACTTGTCAAACATCATCATATTCTCTGTAGATGTATTAGGAAACTTTAAGCCGTTTATAGCCGTTCCTGACACTCCTGCCTGTCTACGAAAGACTTTGCCCGGATATATCTCCATACTTTGACCACCAACAAGGGCAGTCTCATCTACATCAAAAACTAATGAACCCGATAATGCAAGATTATCAATAGCCATTCTAGCATGACCATTCATAATTTTTTGGGAATCGTCCATGTTTTCAGCAACGCCAATTCCAAAAAAACTATAAGGATTCTTTTCATACGAGAAAGCGTGATAAGGAAGTCTATGTGGTGTAAATGGATTTACTACTGCCCGTAGTACTTTTCCATTAGTAACCCACGCATTAATTTGAACCTCATCAAGATCATCTACACTATCATCTAGTTCCATTCCTACTTCACGGGCATATTGAGCATCCATAATGCCCCAATATTCTAGAACCTCATACTTACTAGAAGTAAGCTCATGGGAATGATTATCATCTTTTAATTCATTTTCATAATCTTTCTCAATATAGTTTGGCCCCATCTCTAAACAGCCTCTTATTTGATCTTTATCAAAATAAGGAAGTTTAGAAAGACTTCTAAATTGAGAACGATTTAATTTATGTCTATGAACTACATACTCACATTCATCAATACTTGTTGCATTAGGATCAGGAAAGAAATCCCAGATACTTACAAACTCAAT